GGAATTTATCCGTTTGAGTATTTGTATAATAAGGAGTGTTGTATTGTTAATCCTTTTAGAGCTATGTATGTAACTGCTGTGGAAGCACTTGCTATAAGCTCTACAGTGTATCAGTATGACCATGTTAATTTTTATATGCATTTTCCTGAACAAGATGAACCTTGTTTTAGGAAAACAAAGATGGCAAAAGTTATTGATTGCGGATTGCAAACAATGCAATATATTAAAAAGTTTGATCCGTATGACATTATGGAGATGACGCCGTCGTGTCCTTGTCAATTACATAATTATAGGTATTTTGACGTTGAGATGAGGATGATGGCCCACAACGCAGTTGAGGGCCTTGAAGATTGTAAATTGTTTACAGAAAGCTACCCAAGCTTCTGGAACGTTTCTATGGACGAGGAAGGACAGTCTCAGTCTGACCCAGGGTTGGTTCCGAACCCCAATAAACGGAACACTATGGTTTATGTTCGACCTGTTAAAGGACGTAAACCCGGAGAGCGACCGAATGTCAATAAGACAGTTCGGGACTCTAATGCTAAATTTCGAAACAAGAGATATCGTGATGAGAATCTATGTCACGGTATCAAACCGTCCTCTAGGAAGTTGTTACCTAGTGAGTTGCGGCGTTGTAAAGAATTATTCCCAAAGGTTTGTTTAGGAGATTTTAATCTTACAAACTTGCGGTTGAGTTATTATCGATTCAATGCCCTGATGTACAAAATGGGATGGTTTAACAAGAATATAGATTGGGCAAAAGCTGAGCGTTGTTATAAATCAGTTATGTCCGGAAAGCAAATTCCAAACTGGAATTCGAGAGAAATATCAAAGAAACCTGCGAAGTATTCTTCTATACGTGTATTCCTTAAAAATTATAGTTTCTTTCTCGGTGTTTTTACCGATACTGAGAGAAACATTTTGTCAAATTATGTGGATTACTGTCAAGGAGATAGACGAACGCATAAATTAGAGCGATTGGCTCCTAGGTTTGTAGCCTCAGGAGATGATTGTTATGTGTCTTTCGAGAAAAAACAGTTTGTGGATATGCCAGACGAAGAAATCCCTGATATTGAAGATCTGGGAGACACTTTACAAATAGGTGAATCTCAAGGTATTTCGGACCTTTTTAATGTTAAGAAAAGGGTGAAGGAGAATGTAGGAGAAATGGCTTCCGCTGCAATTAAAGCTGCAGCATGGGATTTTATATATTCTATACCAAAGAAAATAATGGATTTGTTTTATGGAGTCAAAGGATCAATAGAATCGATGCTTGAAAAAGTTCGATCTTCTTTCATAAAATTATTCCAGTGGGTGAAGGAGAAGTTTGCTAATATGATGAAAGCAACATCTTCGTATCTGGAAGGTCTAACACCAGGAGTTTTACTGGCATGGACAGTTCTGATCTTCGGAATAGTAATCTCTATGTGCAAGGGTTCATGGCCATCTGTTGTTATGATAGTGGTTGGATTTTTGTTGATAGAGGTATGTAGAGCCAACGGCCGAACACCGGCACCGAGAGCATGGGAGATAATATATGAACTCTCAGACTCGACAGGATCAGGAGTAGGAACTAGTCAAGCAGGAGGGTATCTTTTAGGAGAGACTTTTGCGATGGTAGTGGCCATTCTTGGTTTAGCGAATTCTGCTACGAGATTGGTAGACGTTGTCCCTAGAGTTTTCCACACAATTAAAGATGGAATGATTTATTACTTCGATTGTTTGTATTATGCGATTATGAAGGAGCATCTCGTTGTGAGTAGAACTGAGGTAGATGATTTGGATGTTTATTTGAAGAAGATTCAAGTATTCTTTTCAGATCCCACGATACCTAGTACTTATCTGAAAGAGCCAGCAAAGGGCCGAGTTCTTAAAGAACTTGGATCGCAAGTTAAGAGGTTTGAGACTTTGTTGTTAAAGACTAAGACTCACCCTCAATATGGTTTTTGGATGGCTTCAATAGAGAAGATTAAACATATGTATACCACTTTAATTCAAACTAGTGGGACTCATGATTCAAGAATTGAGACCCCATTGTTGTGGTTGCATGGACCTCCAGGAGAAGGCAAAACGTTTATAATTCCTAAAGTAATGAGAGCGGTGTATCAATGCGTTCAAAAAGCATATCCCGATTTGTTTCCTGATGAATGGGATTCAGCTCAAATGTTTGTTAGGGCAAAGAATTCCGATTATTGGGATACTTACCAGCAGCAGTTTGGAGTTTTGTTCAATGAACTTGGAGCAGCTCGAGATGCGACGGAGCGATATAGAGAACTATCTGAAGTTCTGAGCGCATGTGAATCAGGAGTGTACTCCTTAAACACAGCGCATATAGACGGAAAGGGATGTACCTTATTCAATAGTTTTTTAGCTTGCGTGACGTCAAATTTGACAACCGAAGACTTAAAATCTAGGTGTGGATTATCGGAACCAGGAGCTATTAAACGCAGGCAGACTATATATGCTGAGGTTTTGCGAAATGCTGATCTCGAGGATGATTATTCTAACCTTGATGATGCTTGGAAGTTTGTTACTTCGTATGAGCCAGAAAATGATGCGTCTATTAAAAAGGGAGTTCATCCACTTTTGTATAAATGGATGAAGGAAGCGCACAAAACTGGATCAAATGTGATTCTTACTTTTTCCCAGGTGGTGGTATTGATTTCGGATACTATCATCGAGAGGATTAAGAAGATGAAATCTGCCGCTGATTCTGATAAAGCTTTTAACTTTGCTGATTATTGTAGAGAAAAAACTCAGTTGGACGATACGTTCGCACCTGTGTTGATTAAGAAGTCAATGAATAATAACGAGATTAAAGCCTATTTCATACCAAAAGAAGAAGGAACTTCTCATGGTTTCACTGACGAGATTATTCCATTGATCAAAGTAGCTGACTATCCAGAATGGTCAGATTATTTAGCAGTCGTTACTCGTTATCGGGAGTTGTATAATAAGTTCATACCTGACGCAGCTCCAGCGGGTCATATGGTTAGAAAATTGATGATGGAAGATCACGAGACCTTTCTTGAGTATTTAGACAGATTGGATCATGCGTATCAACTTGATCCATCTAAAGGAGAAAGTATTGGAGAACAAGCAGAAGAGTTTGCAGACGACATAGATCATGATAAACAAACGGAAAACGATATTTTTTATCATGCACCTGAAGAAGTTGTTTCCTCTGTGGAGGTAGTCATTAAATCCAAGGTAGGAACTCATAGAAAGTCTTGGTTACATTACGCGTTTGATAAGATTTGGGGAACCTCTCAAGTAAGAAAGACGTGGATGGATTGGAATGAGAAGTGGGAGTATACCAAAAGTGTGTTTACAGACAATGATGATATTTCCATTACTCCTGAACATCTTCGATCGCTTGGAGATGCATTAAGGACAGCCAATCATAAGGAAATGGATATGTTGTGTATAAATCACATTCGTCCATTTATTCAGGCTAAGATTGCGTGTCATGAGTATATAGGAAATTGGAATTTCCCAGCAATGTTTCAATGTAAGCTTGCTTTTGCTTTGTATGATGGAGACTACGCTGTTCGAAGAGAAGCTATCCGTTTTATGAGACATATGGTTGTTTATAAGAAAGAATTATTTAAATATTTAAATCATGATCAATCTGAAATTCGTCCTGGAAATGAGGAATTGTATTATAGGTTGGTAGATGAAATTGAATCTCACATTTGGCTTAAGAAGAACGGATTAAGAGGAAATAAGCCTGTTTTGGATAAAGAAGGATATGACACGGCAAATTGGAGCTTTTTCAAATGGTTTGATTTGTGTACAAACGAGTTATTGCCAGCTGTGACATTTTATCCTCATCCTGTTTTAGATGCTTGGATGTCTGCCATGTTTGGAAGTGATTCTGAAGTTAGAAGATCCATGATGATAGCTCGTAGGATTCCTCCGGATCAGGAGTATTCATGCGTTTCTAGCTTTTTTAACATTTCAGCATGGAATTCCACTAGAAGTTATGATCAAGATATTTCTAAGTATATAGCTTACATAGACGCAGTTTACTCTTCCAAGAGCAGAAAAGATGATAAGTGGTACATGTGGAGTGTTAAGGCAAAAAAGAATTTAGAAACTTTTAAAGCATGCTTTGCAGATTACTTTTATTATTGTGCTTTTATTGGTTGTATCACACTTGTTTCCTTTTGCGTAGGATTTGGCCTTACTCTGTTGGCAAGAAAATTTATGATTACGTCGACGGAGTTAGGAGTATCCGAAGAGATAGAAATAGAGAAAGAAGAAGAAGAACCTTGGGCACCGAAGAGGACATCACAAAGTTTGCATAAGAAATCTCATCCAAAGATGCCGAAACACACTAGAGTTGCTATAAAAGGAAATTCTGGTCTACAGAAAGTAGGGCAGTCACAGAGTTCGACCTCAAATGATGTATTTATTCGCTCATGTAATGCGATTGCAAACAACATACGAACTTTGTATGTAGTATATAGCTCAGGTTGTGCTAGGCAATGCAAGATGTTGATGAGTGGACGAATTGGATTCATTCCGGGTCATCATATTGATGCATGGGGAACAGACATAACTGAGTTTATTATAGCAAACGGAGATGTACCCCAACATAGATTTTCATTTGACCGAGTCAAGTTGGTTTCGTGCCCAGGAAGAGATACTTATGAAGTTATCTTCCCGCAAGAATTTAGTCCATTAAAAAGTTTGTCTAAGTACATGTTACATAAAGATGATTTGGATGATCGGGCTGACAACGAGAGTTATGACGTGTTTAGACTGCACAAATTCTTTGCCAAGGAAGCGAGTAGTATTTATATTCAACCAGGAGCGAGAGTACTAAAACATGAGTCTAGAACATTTTCTCTGAATCTAGGAGATTCCAAGCATATGACCAAAGTGTATGGAGTTTACTCTCTAGCGGGAGCATTTGGTGAATCTGGGGATTGTATGTTACCTTACATTTCCAGAGAGAATTCATCTGGCGAAATTAAAATTCTGGGACTACATATAGGAAGGATAGGAGAAGACTCATATTTTACTCCGTGTTATAAGGAGGATGTGGGACAGTCTCAATCAGCTTATATACCAGATTGTGTGGATAATTTGTTGCCACCAGAACATCGTAATTACGAAGGAAGAATGACTTCGATGGGAGCTGCAAAGAAGGTTGTACATATACCTGATAAGACAGTCTACGTTGAAACTCCCTTTGGACTAGGGGCTCGTGATGGAGTACCGTACAAAGAGGTAACTTCAGCACCTGCAATTCTGAGAGTTTGTACTTATAAAGGAAAGGAATTGCAGCCCCTCAAGATGGGAATGGCTAAGATGGTGTCGCCGCCGATTAGATCGTTTCCAAATTGGATCCTGGAGTTGGGAGAAAAATTTCCAGAGGTTCTTTACTTTGGGTTTTTTCCGGTTAAGAAAAGACAATTTAGGATGTTTACAATCGAAGAGGCTATCTTTGGAGTACAAGGATTTTTCGATGGCTTGGATTCGTCCACATCAGTGGGTTACGATATGCAGGTTTTGGGTTATAAGTCCAGAACCGAATTATGGAACAAAGACACTAAATGGATCAACCCAGTCTTGATGGAAGCAGTCGAGAAATTGATTAAAGCTGCCAAAGCGGGGGATATACCTAAGAATGTAGTCTCTGCTTGTTTGAAAGATGAGTTGAGAGATTTGGATCGAGTAAGAGCTGGGAAAACAAGAGTTTTTTGTGTTGGATCGTTAGCACATCTTATTTTTACAGTTATGATCATGGGCGACATTGTTACTTATATGAAAGCAAATAGGAGTACTTCTGATGTTGCGATTGGTATCAATCCTCATGGGGTAGAATGGACCATGTTGTATAAAAAGTTGACTAGTATCCCTGGATGTAAATTCGGTGGAGGCGATTTTTCTGGCTTTGATTCTTCTATAGTTTCAGAAATAGCCTATCTGCTTGGAAAAGCCTTTTTGTGGTATTCAGGAGCTAGAGGAGTTCATGCGCAGTTGATTATGGCTGCATGTATGAGCTCCGTGGCTGCTATCATGGTCGTAGGAGATACGGTTTATGATATGGACTGGATGAATAGCTCAGGAGGATGGTTGACAGGAGTTCTCAATTCCTTCGCCAACGTGGTTATTTTCAATTCATTCTGGTATAAGTTGCAAGGTGAACATCCAGATTTATTTGAAGATAAAACTGTAGCGCAGCACATGAGAAGAGTGTTCTATGGTGACGATAATCTTTGGGCTATTCATGACTCCCTTTCTGGAGTGTTTACTATGCAAGCTTTGTCGAAGTATATTTATGAGACTTTTGGCATGACTTACACAACACCAGATAAAAGTGATGTGACCACCCCATTTCTGGAATTAGACGACTTGGAATTTTTATGTCGCAAATTCAGAAAAGAAGGATCAGTGGTGTTTGCTCCACTTTCTAGAGATAGTATTTGTGGAATGCTCCATTGGGTTCGCAAACCTTCTGCTAAGACTGGGTTGACCCTTAGAACCCAATTGGAGCAAAACATTGAGGTAGCATCCATGGAGTATTTCCATTATGGTAAAGCAGTGTATGATGTTGAAACTGAGTTGTTGAAGGATTTTTGTGATAAGACCTATCATTCCTTCACGGGATTGCCTTTCTTAAGTTACAAAGAGAGGTATGTCCAGACGTTCTCAGCGTAAGCGTTATTATGGTCTGCCGTAGAGTCCAAAATGCTACGGAGTTTTCCCAAACTACAAAATGGGCTTCCGAGTAGAGTCTCAAACAAAACTCAAAGCGGATTACAACGTTTATTGTTACATTGCTTGGAATGCATGGACTTGACCGAATCGTGACTAAGTCAAGGACCGCGCCTATGCAATTCACGTATTGACCGCACGCCAACTGATCTAATAAAGCGTGTCTAATGGTCTATTGAGATCGCAGAACATATTGAATTATCAACATTACCAACTACTACAGAAGTAGAATCAGGAATTTTGTCCTTTCAACTGAATGAGGATAAGCTAAAAGAAGCTGATCATTACATCCCTTTTAGAGACATAAATCCTTTTCCCGACCAAACACCTCGAAACATCTTGGAGAGAGAGTATTACGT